TCGGGTAGTTCGTCGGGTTGGCGTAAATGTTCCTCAACCTCGGCTATTTCGTAGATAAATGCAACAACACAAGCGAACGCAACAAATAGCACTAACCATGTCGGTAGTGAATCGGCAGCTGAAACAACGAACATAACGGCAAAAGTAGCCAAAATGCGTAGTATGTGGTCAAACATTAGAGCGGTCCAATCTCTAGTAGTGGTTTATTTGGTTTTCTTTTTCCCTAATACTTCCGCCTCGGGATACCGTTTTACGGTCCCAACTTTAACGGGGTTTAGGTGTCCGGACTTTTCTAGACGCCACACCGTTTGGCGGGATACGCGCAGCGCGGCCCTAACTTCGGCGGCGGTTAGTAACTTGTCCATAGTCAGACTGTAACACAATGTAACGACAATGTGCAGGTTTTGAGTATTTTATTTGCCAATCATAATGGCGGCACTAAATAGGGCCCCGATAATGAGCGCCCCGACGGTCCTAACTATCCACTCGCTACGGGACTCTAGGCGCCTAACGCGATCGTCTAAATGTACGCGTTCGGAAACGTACACTTCGCGCCTAACAAACTCCTCTTGTACGCGTAGAGGTATCTCTTTTACGTCCTGGCTTAGCTCGTCCAACCGACGCATAATTTCGGTTAGTGTTGGCTCACTCATGGCCCCGGCCATAACGGGTATCGGTGACGTCTAACCAATTGTAGGCAGTAACGATAACGGCGCTAACACCTGCCGACAAAATGGCGCGGGCTGCGTCTGGCGATACATCAAAAATACTACGTTGGAGCGTAATAAATTGCCCTAAACAAGTGGCGGTAAATACCTTGGCAAGTGTTAGAGCTGCGGCCTTGTATTGGTTCATTTCGGCGGGCTCACCTTTTTAGCGGGAGCCTTTTTTACGGGCTTACCGCTAGGGTGCTTAAACAAGTCCATTGGGTCGAACGCGTCGACGCCGTAACGGTATGGAGCCTTGCGGGCCTCTAAATGTAGGTGCACACCATGGGCGTTGCCACTAGCACCGGCATAACCCAAAATCTCGCCCTCTTTAACAATGTGATCCTGTACGTTTTTAAGGTTAACGCTTGATAGGTGGCAGTAACCAACAACAATGTCGCCCGTTTTTACTAGGACGTGGATACCGTAGGCAGGGCCCCAACCGCCAAACCGTCCGATGTGGATAATTTGGCCCGCCAGGACGGCACCGATTGGGTCGTCGTAGTCGGCTGCCAGGTCAACGCCGGTATGGTGTCCCGCTGCCCAAACAATGTTTCCATGGTTTTTGACACCGTATGCGGTTGTAACTTTCATTTTTTCGAGCGGGTTATGTGCCATAGTTTTACCTTACATTATTAGGGGTGTGTTTCGGATACTAGCGACATTTGTAAATCTAGTTCTAGGCGTCCGCGGCTAAATCGCCATGCCCAATTATCGACTAAACAATCTAGGTCACCGCCCATTTGTGACGGTAGGGGAATTACCCAACGGGTGTTAGTTCTGACCGGTAGGTACATTGGTAGGTATTGTAGTTCTGTTGTTTCGACGAGTCCTAAGTCAATGGTGAACGCTTGGGGACGCCAACGGGGGTTTTTACGAGCTGCCAAGAAGTCGGTTGCCTGGTTGTCCATGTCGGTTGATACGTCACATTCGGTGTCGCGGGACCCGTAACGGTAGCCGTAACTTGATTGTGAGGTACTACTAAACGATGTGGCGTCATTTGAAGACGCGTCGGTTGTCGTAATGTGTATGGCGTTCACAATGCTAGTAAGTGACCTTACGACGGTTACACCGTTACCGATTATGTGTGATTCGTTAATGTATTGGGCACTACTTGGTAGGGTGTTGGCGTAGTTGTTGTAGTAAACCTTGCCGTCGGCCCTGTCGTGGAAACACCCGCGGCCCGTTTGGGCGGCCGATGTAATGAGTTCGGCGTCTATGTAAGTGCCCGCTGCCCGCTTATGAATATAGATCGTATCCGAGTTTATGGAACCTACCCACGTTGGCGAGTATTGCCAATTCGATAGAACCGCAACGATACGTTGGGAACAAGTAAACCCGGAATGTGTTACGGCGTTAGTTGTTGACAAGCTCCATGTCTGACGGTGGTACGACAGACTCGCCAGGCGACTTACGCCAATAAACGAGTAGTTGAATAGGCCGTTACCGTCGGACCAATTTTGAAGGCTTAAAATCTTGTCGGTTACAACACCTGTAAATAGTGGGTCCCATGCGCTCGTATAGTCGTTGTAGACGAGCACTTTAAGTTCGGATCCGATAGCACTATTAGAGTCGGCTATCTGGTTGGTGGTCACAATGTCTACTTGTGCTTGCATTGGTGACGGTTGTACGGTGACGTCGGACCGTCCACCGTTAATAATCAACGAGTCAATTTTGGCGACGCCGTTAGTTAGATTGTCTGCTATTGGTGTAGTGACGTTGGTCCAACCTGCCACAAGGTTACCGGCAAGCCATAACTGTATTTTGGGGGTCCAAAAGTCAACCATTAGATAGTATTCCCAACTAGATCAACTGCCCCAATGCGCTTACCGCTGTTGCGTAGTACGTTTTCGATAGCGCGCCTGGCACTATCGGCGTCGACTATGCCGTTAAGGTTGATTGTGACGTTACCGCCACCGAGTCGGTCGTTACCTACAATGCGCCCCGATTGGCCATTTGGTACAAACATTTCGGGCCCACGTTCACCCACTAAATAAGCCTGACCACGTTGTACGGGTCCGCCTGTCGCCTTGTTCTTAAACTCCCACCTACGGGTTTGTTTATTAAATGTACGATCAGGGCCAAACACCGACTTACCGGACGATCCCGTAAAATCGCCCCACCATTTGCCCGCAGCTCCAACCGCCCTAGTAACCGCGGTAATAGCGTTGGCTATTTTCGTTAAAGAACCGGCCAATGTTTCAAGGGTTGAAGAGCTACCTTGTGCGTCGGGACTTGCAAACGACTTAAATAAATCCGTAAAGGCCGTAGCCATTGTTTTTAGGGCCTCACCCAAACCATAAGCGGCCGACTTAGGTTGGTCAGGGTTAAGGCCCATGGCCTTAGAAACCTTACGCAATTGTGGGCTAATGGTTTCCTGCTTAGCGCCTGTAAAACCGTCCTTAACATCACTTAGCCAGGGCATAAGGTCGTCTTTAATGTAGTTAAGTAATGTTTTTAACTTCGGCAAAATCTTGTAACCGACGGACTCGTTGAACTCGGACCATGCAATCTTTAGGCCCTCAACACTTCCCGCGTAAGAGTCGGCGGCGCCTTTCGCCTGGCCACTAAATGTGCGCGACAATGTGGCCGTAATTTGGTCAAACGTCATAGTCTTTAATTTGGTTTTATCTATGCCGACACCCAACTTACCTAGGGCCGTATTGTTCCCTAAGTATGCGGACGAAAGGGCCTTAACAACTACGTCTAGACTCTTACCGGTGCCCGCCGATACATCAAGGGCGGTACGCATAAGGTGTTGAGTTTTTGATACCGACTTAGTGGCCGTAACGAGTTTGCCAAATGCGGGCCGTAGTTTGTCGTCCGCAATATTGTATTCGTTCATCATTACTTCAATACTTTTTTCGGCCGCCTTGTTTAAGTCTTTACGGCTTTTAGTATTGTTTTTAATGGTGAGCGCTAGTTGCTTTTGGGCCTTTTGATCGTCAAGGGCGGCGTCGATAGCGGACTTGCCAAACATTAAGGCGGCGGCACCGGCAACGGCAAACCCTGCCGCAGCTGCGGCACCCATACGTTTAACACCGCGCTTAAACTTATCTAGTTGGTTTTCGGCGTTTTTTAATCCGCGGCTAAACTTTTCGGTATTTGCTTGTAGGCCAATACCGAGTGCGCGGCCAATACTACGTGCCATACTTCACCCCGTTATTCCAATCGTCGATAATGCCGAGTACGGCTTGTTCCCATGCGTTGAATGTTGGCGCCAGGTATTCGTTACTAGCAAATTGGGGCCAACCTGGCGTTACCTGACGGGCCCAATGTTGGACCTCGCCGGCACGTTTACCCTCGCGCCCTGCCTTGTAAGGTCCCTCAATAGTTCCGTACCTCACCATAATGGTATTAGCGCGATCGGATAGTAAACCCGCCTCTTTAGCGGCCGCCACACTAAACCCTGCCGTCTTAAGTTTCCCGCGGCGCTTGTAGTACCTTTTCGCGGCAGCGTCATTGGTGGATCCGTAAGTTGTTCGGGCGGCACCAACCAACACCATTGGTACGCGGTCACCTTTTACACGTACCGTTTTTGCAAGTTTAGGGCCATAGTTACCTGCCCTAGCAATAATGGCAGCTTGAATAGTGGGCTTAAGAATGTCCTCGGCGATGAGCTTGGAGCGACGACGTAACTCTTGCGTAGCCTCTTTATCTAGTGCCTTTAATGCCCGTAACGTGGCATAGTACGAGTCGGGGTCAATGTAAAAGACTTCATTGTCCATAACTCCTACTCCAATAACTCGTTAATTGTTGCCAGGTCGTCCCAATCTAGCGTTTGTAAATCTAGGCGGAGTACCCCTAGAACCGCCAACTCTAAGAGTCGACGGCTAAGGGATCCGCTTGTGTCGGGTCCGTTTCGACATCGTCCCCAAACTCCACTACCTCAACATTGGCGGCAAAACTATCAAACGATTCGGTCACTCTACCTTGGCGAGTTAGTACGGCAAACAACATAGTCATAAGGTCACCTACGCCAATGTGCACCTGTTGCGTACCGTCGGCGTCCTGGCGGTAAAGTTCACTAAACTTTTGTTTAGTCATACGTTCCCACTTCATAACGTCTACGGGTATCGTCGTAACGGTACCCTCACCGTACATAGTGTGTTTGTAGTCGATTGTTAGTTTCATGGTCCAATGGTCCTATCTATTAAGCGGGTGTACGGGTAACAATACCCTTTTTAACTACGAAAGTTACCGACGATGTGAGTACGTCGTTGGCGGCTCCACCAACGGCCGGGTAATTCGGGAAAATGTCGAACGTAAAGGTTACGCCGTTTACTACAAGTGTTGCTGCGATCGTGTCGTCCGGTGTTGAGTTGGCTGCGTCAAATAGTGCCTTGCATACGCTTGTCGGTGAGCTGCTGCCCCAATCCTGGTAAATGTCTGCCGTTAGTGTCGCTGTCTTAGCAACTGTCTTGTAGGCGCGGCCGTTCAATGTTTCAATAACAACCTGCTCATTTTCAATTGCTAAGGTCGCGCTAGTGCATACATCGTCGTAGGTTGTTGCGGACCCACCTGTTGGGGTCAAGGTCAGGTTGAGGTCATGGCCTGTAATGTAGGTGAGTGCCATTTGTACTACTCCTTAGTAGTGGTTATTTGGATAGTGACTTTAGACGCCAATGCCTCACTCGGTCCGACTTGGACGCGGCCAGGTCGACTAAATGAACCAAACGCTACCCCTTGGGGTAATGCGTCTAAAAATGTTTCAATCAGGGCCTCAAGGTTAATTAGGGCGGCCTGGTTATCTATGTAGGCCACCATTAAGGTTGCCTCAAATGTGACGTTAAAACGGTTACCTATTGTGGTGTTGTCTAGGTATGGTTCGCCAGGTACAAGCACTATGCAAGGCACTACGGGGTTCTCGGTTACATAGTCGAACACTAGGTAACCTTGGCCCTCTAGGGCTGTTGCGAGCGTTTGGCGGGCGTCGGTAAGCATTACCCCACCATGCCGTTAACGTCGCGGTATCGCCCAATGAGTCCCGCCACGCGGGTTAGTAGGCTCCGGCCCATCATGTATGGACCTGGTACAAAATCGACACCTTGCGCTTGTCCACCTGGTACCGTTCGGGCGTTCCATACATCAACGGCGATCATTAGGGCGGCGGTGCGTACTGCGACAACATTATCGTATGTGGCGGCAGCTGCTAACGACGCTTTCCCGTTAGGGCGGTAATGGTGTGTTACTACGTCGGCGTTAGTTTTGGCGGCGGTAAATGTGTAGTCCGTTTGGTCGGTCAACGTATAGGTACCGTCGTAGTCGGTGCCCGTCACAATGACAGACTGCCCGACGGCGAACAAATGCCGGTAAGTAGTTACAAACGTAACCGTATTGTTGGCGACGTAGGCGGAACATACGGGCGCCGATTGGGTTACAAGAAATGGTTCAAGCACACTTTCCGCGGTTTGGATAACGTCGTCCAATACTGCGTCGGGGTATAGGTCACCCACACCGAGCGCTGTCTTTAGCTCGTCTAGTGAAATGTAGGCCATTACTACCCCTAAAGTGTTTGGCGTTGTGCGGGGACCTGGTGGACCTCCAAGCCCCCGCCAACATTAGTGAACGATCAAGCCACGTTGAATCTACGGATACCGAGCGGACGCTTGCACGCGATCGCATAGTAACCATATAGTGCAATTTCCACCTTGCCGGAACCGGTGTTAATCACCTGTAGGCGGGTGGTTGGGCTTTCGTAATACGTTGCGGCCTCGGGTGCCACCAAAAACGCCGAATCGTCAACTAGGCCAGATGTGGCGAAGTTCGGGTCGACATAAAGGTTGGTACCAAGTACGGTGCCGGTAATGCTTGTACCTGATACGGCACCCGCATTATTGGTTGGGTTGTATGCGGTGTAAAGCGGGCGGCCGGTTGTGTCGGCGTAACCTGCAATTGCTGCCCAATGGTCGGTTGAACCAATAAAGTTACGGGCAAATGCGCCAGAACCCTTGAGCGCTGCGGCAGATTCGGTGGCAATAAACGACTGCAAACCTGCGGCCGTTGTTGCTACTACTGTACCTGCGGTGCCGTTGGCGCCAAGTGCGGTAATTACTGCCTTGTCGGTTGTTGCTGCGTAGGCAAGCTGCAACTGGTTCAAGAGCTCGTTATAAAAGGCCGGTGAGCTGCGGTCGAGCAACTCCCACGTTACGACGTTACGGCCGCTAGCCTTCTTGACGTCAACGGTCAGGTAGTCGGAAGTCATGCCGGTTTCGCTAGTGGTGCCGCCCTCGGCTACGGTCGCTACGGTCGGTAGGCCGGTTACGCGTGGGATAGTAAAACTCAATCCCGCGTCAACAAGTGCCTCGCGCCCAATTGCCTCAATGGCAGGTCGTCCACCGGTGAAAGTGTTTGAAATGAACGAGTCCATGTGGCTCGGTAGTGTGAGGCCCGTATTGGTTGACGTGGAATCGTCGGCGGCGCGGACCCATTGGCGCGACTCATCGTCACCCAATGACGCCTTAATTGAGTGCTCAAGGTAACTTGCACCTGTAGCAATTGGTGATCGTGGCGCCGTAAAGATTGGGCTACCTGCTGCGGTTACTGTCTTGGACGCCTCAACGGTTACGTCCGCGGTTGTTTCGGCCGGTACTTCGGCCGGTGTTACTTCTGGTTCCATTGTTAATGGCTCCTCTTGTGTTGTTGGTTCGGGCTCCGCGGACGCGGCTACCTGACTTACCCTTGCGCTATCGAACGCCGGTTCGGTAACAAGGGAAACTTCCCGCAGTACGGCTGCGGTAACTACCAGGTTTTCGCCCTGGTAGTGAGATGTGACAATTTCGGCGCCTACACTTAAGCCGTCGCGTAGGCCCTGGCTAGCCTCAACTAGTGAGTCGGTGCCGGCCATAGTGTCCGCTACCTTAAACGTGGCAGTAATGCCGCCAGGGTTAACGACATAGTCGGGCAACATTCGGCCAATAGGTCGGGTGCCGTCATGCTGTAAAAGTAGTTTGACGTTGGCGGGGTCGATTGTTAGGGCGCCCGCCTCAAAAATTACGGGACCAACGGACGTGTTGCCAGGCTTACCAAACGGAACTATGAGGCCCGTAATGGTGCGCGATTCGGCATTGGCGGCCGTAATGTTGCTAGCAAATGTGAGGTAATTAGGCAGACTCATTTTCGGGTACTCCTATTGGTGTTGACGGTGCATAGTCCACTAGGTCGCGGGCCTCGTTCACGTCGATAATTCCGGCACCTAACAAGTCGACGGCTAGCGCAACTTGTTCGTCGGGGTTACCGCGTAGGAAGTCGTCAAGGTCGAAACGTACCCGACGGTTAGGCGGGGTGACGTCGGACATACTTAGGCGGTCCTCAATAATGGTGATGTATTGGCGTAAGCCAAAATCTAAAAGTGCGCGACGTTCGGCGGTCACATTGGAGTAAGTAGCGCTTGCCGATTCGGCGTTAACGTACCATGCGGGTATGCCCATTAGGCGCGCTATCTCGTTACCGCATTGGTACTGTCGGGCCTCTACAAGCTGCATTTGTGCCGAGTCGAAACCGACGACGTCCATTTTAATTGGGCCCTCAACGTAGGCCGTTGCGCGATCACGTCGGGCCCTCTTGAACGCTGCCAACAAATCTGTCTTTTGTTCGGCGTCCAGGTTGTAACCGTCGTTTGTTAAAATCATTGTCGGTACGGGCTCTTGTGCCATACGGAAACTAGCGGCCTCAAGTTCAATGGCGGTTTTAATGGTACGGCCACCGCGCATAAGTACGCCCTCGGCGTCCATTGAGTTAAAAACAATAAGTGAGTTAACACCCTGGTTGGGTAGGGTTTGGCTGTCCATGTTGTAGGACACTACGAGCGTACCTAGGTCGTTGGTGTTAAATGTGATTCGGAGCGGGTCAATTCGGCGAACGTGTACCGGGTAACCCAATCCGTCTACCTGCATAATTTGGGCGTAGGCGGCGCCGTAAAAAATGAGGTCGGATACTAGCGACGATACGGTATTTGCGCGGGTTACTGCCGGGTCGGGTTGAGTAACTAGGGTTCGCGGGGTGGTAACTTCGCGGTCCTGGTCGTCGTATTCCTCAATTGGTAGTGATCCGATTGTTCCGGCGATAATGTTATGGGCGCGAGCTAGTGCGGGAATTGTTAACGCTTGGGCCTTGGTGACGTAAGTAAAGTTTGTGGTATCTACCGGCACACCTAGGGCGTAAAAGTTGGCGGGCGTGTACGGTGTTACTTGTGCCTCAAGTTCCGCATTTTGCCGTATGCGGTTGGCTGTAAATAGTCCCACACCATAAGGTTACGCCGTTTAAGTTAGGTGTCTATTTTTGTTACATCTTGTGGCAAGTTGTTACGGGCGTAGGCTACTTTTGTTTATTGCTACACCTTGGCAGCACGTCGCATAGTCGGGGCAATCTTGAGTTGGGCACCCTGTCCGGCAAGCCATTACGAGATCACTGCGAGATTGTTTAGCCAGGAGTCCGACGAAATTACATCTCGTAACGCATTGTGCATAAGAACGTGTCCGGTAGTTGTTGGGTGGACAATTTCGTTATAGGCGGCAATACCTGACGTTGAGTCACCTGCCGTTGAGAATCCGGAACCGGCAATTGTAAACGTGTTGGTTGTTACGTTGCCTATTGCTTGTGCGGTTACGTTGTATGTTGATTGAGCGGACCCACGTATTGAAACGGTGTTACTAGCTGCGAACCCATGGTTAGGTGCTGTAACGGTCATTAGGCTTGATGTGGCAGTAATACCGGTTACGTTGATGTATGGCATAGCGGACTTTAGGCCGGCGTTATCTGTCGCCCATGCCTGGTCGAAACGGCACACCGTTACGGGACTTGTAGAGGTGTTAAGCGATGTGGCCAGGTTGACGCACACCGTCACATAGTCGCCGATAGTGGAGCGGGTCGGGTCAATGGTTGGGGTTGGCGTACAAATCACAATTCGGACGTTGGGGTTCATCACCCGCAAACGGCCAATAATGTTAGTAAGGTTAGTTTGGTATGTTGCTGTTGAAATCTGGCCGTTAGCTGCGTCATTCATACCTAACGCAATTGTTGCCAGGTCGGCCCGTATGTTCGCCCAAAAGGTGCGGTTATTCCAAATGGTCGATGTAGTGGCGCCGCCCGTACCTTTATTAACGAGTTGAATGTTACCTTTATTGGTGCGTATCCAATTTGCGGTTAAAAAGTTGTAGTGTGCCCCGTCGTTAATTGCGGGCGCTGTCGTACCGTAAATACTGTTCCAAGTGATCGAGTCACCAATTGCTAAAAATGTACCGCCTCTATACATTAAACGTCACCCCTAGCGATCTCGATACCGGTCACATTGACGCGGTAACTTCCGGCAGTTGGTCCACCGATACGAACAATAATTTGCCCGTCAAACCCTACACCGTCACCGGACGCCAAAAATACGGACGCGTCCGGGTACCAAATAAACGGCGTATTGGCTTTAACAAATCCGCCTTGTTCAATGTATTGAGTCGTATTGTCTGAAGTCGGTAAGTAAATGGCTAACCAAACTTCGGCGTCTACGGTCGTTGAAACACTCAAACATTGTGGATAAAAAACGTGGCCTAGCGCCGGGAGTTTATTAGTTGATGAACCTAAAAGGTTATATTGCACTGTATAAGTTCCGTAAGAGCCAGCAGCAAATGAAGTAGCTTGTCGCGTAATACTGCGCATACGTCCTAAACGTGCAAGTCTGGCCCAAAAGTTTTCGGACGTAGAGGTAACTTGTTGCCCCTCATAGGTACCAAAAGGGTTTTCTAAATTGTTGACATTAACGTTACGATTAAACGGTACATCTAATACGCCCATTAAGTGATCACTATCCCTGGTCGGTTGGTTACTGCGCCGTCAGAATTACGCGTAAGTATGGGCTGCGTATAGGTAGCAATACCCTTGGTTATTTTGTACGAGTTTACGGCACCGGTCGCGGAGTCGAAACTTAACGACGTGTATGTTCCCGTAGTTCCGTCGGGCCATTGAACGGACGCCGACGTAACGACATTGGACGAGTTACGGTAAATGTTTCCGACAATTAAAAGTTCTGGCTCAAGGGCTAACGAGCTATTGGCAATTACACCTGCCGGACCAATGGGACCTTGTAGGCCCGTCACTTGTTGACTTACAACCGTTGTAACTGTTGCAGTTGCAATGGTCGTAGTCGTTTCGGTAGACGTTACCGTTGTTGGGTTTTCCGTTACGGCTATTACGGTACTCACGTTGTAGTCACTTGCCCGTTCACCGTAATCTTGCCGTCTAAGATTCGGTAACGTACTGCGTTGCCACTTGTTGAAACTGTCAGATCGTAAACGTAACGGCCAGGTGTTAACGTCGCTGTCTGTTGCGGTGTCATAGTAATAGCAATAGTTCCCGCGGTACCGCCAAGAGTAATACCGGCACCCGATGAAAGCGTTAGGGCTGCGGTGCTATTTTCGTATTGTTTCACCATTAGTTTTGCGGTGTACCCCGTCAAATTGAGGGGGGTAGTGTCAATGGTTACCGTAAATGTACGGTCCCACGTTGCGCCTTGGTAGACGGTAAAGTTGTATTCGCCTGGCTCAATCATGGCACTAACCTACCATAGAGGTTACGTTTACCTTAGGTATTTGGGTATGGCCAACCGCTAGAACAAAAGCGACTGCTGCGGGAATACTGCCCGATCCTTTACGGGCGATACGCCAACCACCGTCTGACGCGGGACGGCGGGAACATAACGCGAGTTGCGCCCTAACGTCAGGTTGTCCCGGGTGACTTATTCGGGCCTGGTTAATGGCGTTGGCGGTGTAGTCGCATAGTGTGGGAAATAGGGACCCGCCCCAAGCGGTCGGCTCCATTCGTAACCCTGTACGGCGTAAATGTCCCGCAACGTGTTCGGCGGCCCTAGGGTCGTACGCTATTTGTTTAGTATTAAATTGGCGGGCAATAACCGCTATTTCGGACGCCAGGACCGTTTCACTAATCGGTTCGTCCCGCTGCCAACTATGGGCAAATACGTTAACGCCGTCGTCCGTTACTTGAGCACTAACAAGGTAAGCATTTTGGCGGTTAAAGTCCAAGTCCAAACCAAAATAGGTAGGTAGTTTGGGATCCATTGTTAAACCGTCTACGTGGCCCAAATCAAAAGTATCAAGTGAGAATGGGTTGTCGAAATTGCTAATCCATTGGCATAGTAACTCCGTCCGTACATTGTCGGGGTTATCGCGGGTAACGGAGTCCATAAGACTATCGAGTTGGACGGTATAACCGAGTCCAGGGTTGGCGGCCCTAATGGCCTCCAAGTCGTCAATTTTACAATCTTGCTTAGCGGACCACTCCCACCAACCTAGGCGCGGGCTATCGTCCCGTAACGCCCTGGCGCGTAACTCATTGAGAACAACCGACTCGGCGGTACCTGCATTGGACGTAATCCACGTTTGAGCACCATGCCCCGCCCCGCCCTTAGCGCGGGTAATAGGTCCCGCAGCTGCCCACACTTCGGGACCAATCTCTCGCAACTCGTCGACGTACAAAAGGTTAGCGCTAGCACCGCGGGCACCGTCCGTAGTCGCCGCCAAAATACCGTACTTGCGTACACGTTCACATTTGCCAGGGCACATTTTCGGGTAATGGTGACAATAAATCTCTATGGCCTCATTACCGTTAGTTCGGATCACTCGTTTAATTCGTCGGCTAATCCATGGCGCAGACTCCGCCAACTCAAGGGTTTTATTTAGTGTGTCCAAACTTAGGCGCCTATTTTGGGCAATACCGTATATTTGGGCCTCACCAAAAATAACAAGTCCCGCCAAAATACGTAACCGCATTAAATGAGTTTTTCCGGACTGCCTCGCAACGAGCACCCCGGCCGTTGTACGTATGTACCTATTTTGGTCGTTTAGTTGCAGCCCTTGGTTTAGTACGTACTTCTGCCAGGGCATTAGTGGAGTCCCTAGACTTTCCGCTAACTCCGCCACTAGTGGCCCTAGACTTCGCCCGCTTAACGGGCTCGACTCTAGGCGGGGTACTTGTGACCCGTAAATAATCTGATTGGAGTTGCTCGCCATGGTCCACCTCTTGTAGAGCTTGATTAGTCGACGATTCACGCGACTTAGGGGTTAGTTTTAATGCGTCCATAAGAGCCAGGTGTTTAGTAACTAGTGATGCGATACCTACAAGGTTAGGTTCGTCGGCTCCCGACGCCTGATCTATTAGACGTGAAACTTGCATAAGTAAAGTAACGGCGCCCTGGTCGGACTCCGTAATCCAAGTGGCCGACGCCAAACTTGCGACGCTCCGGTGAAATAGGCTTTCCGGGTTCATTTTTGGGCCCCCGGGAAACCCGGCGGGTCAATTCGCCTCATCGGGGAAAAACTTCTCCTGTCAGAGCGGGAGTCAATCGGACCCACAAAAAAACGGTTATTAGTAGGTTTAGGCGCTATTCCCTTACCTTTTGAGCGGTTACAACGTCGGCAAGCTGCGACTAGGTTATCTAGTTCCTCGGTACCACCTAACGCGCGGGGTATGACGTGGTCAACCTCGTTGGCGTCGGCTCCACAATAATTACATAGACGGCTATCCCTAGCCAGGACGGCTAGGCGTATCTTGTGCCAATTACGGTTATTAACGCCCAACTAACACACCTACTCGGGCCATTGTGTCTACTGCTATTTGTGCGATCTCTTTAGAGTCGTGTAGTGCGTTTAATGTTTGGCCTGGCTTAAGTGTTCTAAGTAAAGCATTTTGTATGAGTAATACCAACAATTCGTTAGTTATCTTTTCATGTTCGTTTAGGTCCATTGGTTGTATCCTGCCTGGTTTGGGGAGCGGGTAGGGAATGGCTTAATGCGAGCCATTCCGTAACCTGCCCGTATGTGGGTCGCGGTATTGGTCATGGGTCCTAGTGGACAACGGCGCCATGTGGTTAACCTGGTTGGTAGTTCCATTGTAGGCCGTTCGTTTTACAATGCCTGGTTAACCTCTACCCTAGTTGGTGTATCTGTCTAGTGTAAGTTGCTTGGACGTATCACTCGCAAGCAATTAAAACGCCCTCAAACGGCGGTTTAGCCTGGCGATTAACCGGCCCATAGTTTATGCTCGTATGTAGAGCGTTCGCAGCTTGTAGGTTACACCTACATTGGTGGCACTCCGGCTAAAGGGAAGTAGTCGGAGTGTCACCTTTTTTTAATTGTAGATACTTGGCTTTTGGTATGTCGACAAATACGGCCCGTTGGGGTGTTGTTGTTGGGTCGTCTACATTGAGGCCAACGTCTATGGTGCCGTAGTCCAAGTTTGTTGCAAGTGATCCGTCGGCGTGCTGTATGCCCTGTACGAGTAGTGTGTCCTCGTCGGTGAGGTAATAAAACACAATAAACCTAGTGCATAGGTTAGACGCCAGGCGTTGACAATTGCTTACCTTATTGTGCATGAGTAGCAATTGGTTATTGAATTGTGTTTCGAGCTTGCGACGGGTTAGATTACGTCTTGTTTTAACCTCAACGACGGCATAGAGTCCGTTTTCAAATGTTATTAGGGCGTCAACTACGGCCGGGCGGCTTTTGTCTGTTTCAACAATAGCGTATTGCGGGTAGTGACTACTCCAAATGTCGTAGGCTCGTTGTTCCTCGGCAAATGACTTACGTTGGTCGTCGTAGTCTTTTTCAATCCATAACATTACGGACCTCCCAAACTTCGGGCGGGTAGGTGCCATGGGGTCGGCTGTCTGTAACCATAGCCAAGAGTTCTTGTCGTATCTTGTCGCGGGCAACACATTGTTTAATGTTGGCCCTGATCCAATTGTCTAGGACCATGAGGGCGGTTGTATATCCCTGGTCAAATGACGTCACAAGGTTTTCGCGTTCTTGGGTTATTGGTTTTGCTCGGCGGCCCATGGGTCGTAGTCCTCTCGTTTTTCCTTGAATAGTGGTGCCTCGGCTTTTAGTATTTCGATGAAGTCGGACGCCTGGCCCTTGGTTAGTGGCCCGTCAATGTTGTTTTCGGTTTTCCAATCGTCTATGCGTTGTAGTTTGCCGTCTACGAGCTTAAGAATTAGGTCGACTTGTGCCTTAGTGGCGGGTGCCTTGGCATAGGGTTTGTTATGTTTCTCGCCCTTGTGTTGGTATGGTTTTGGTTCCTCCTGGCGCGCTTGTGCCGCAACAACCTCGTCCATTGTGGCCACACCCTGACTAATGCCGACGCCCAACATACCTATTGCGCGGCCTACTGCCGACGTTTCAAGGTTCATTAGTTCGGAACCCCGAGTGAACGACGTTTTACCCTGTATGAGTTCTTGCGCGTAACCCTTGCCCGGTCGTACATCGTCCGGTGTGCGGTAGGCGTATGCAATCCCATAAAAGTAATCAGGGTTAGCCTCTAGGACCCCCATAAACTCAAATTGAATACTACCCTCGGGCCACTTGGCATAAAACAACTCAAGGCGTTGACGTACATCTATGTAGTCTTTTAGGTCGTACCCGGTCATCATTTCACCTCATGAATTGTGGTTATTTCGGATGTTTCACAATAAAACGGTGTGCCGTCAAATAGTTTTTTGGCATGAGTTAGAGTCGGCATTTTAAGGCTTGAGTCCGTCGTATCTTGCCCCCAACTTTGCCTTATGTGCGTTGCTGTTATTACGCCCTCAATAACAAGGGTTGCATTACATTTTGTAAAGTGCCCGCAATCCTGGCAACGTATCTCAAGCCAATCACCAAATAAAAACCCGTCCCACAATCTCGTTAAAATCCAATTACTGTTATGTTGACAATTGGTCATAGTTCCACCTCAAGCGCGGCCAGGACGTCATAAATAGAGGCGTCAAGTGCCTCACCCAATCGTGGAAGTACGTCAATACTCGGACGAGTTTCCAACATAAAGTACCGCCACAAATTACCTCGGTTAAGGTCGGCGGCCTCGGCCACCTGCTGTAGTGACGTGTAACCGCATTGGTCCATGCGGTACCGTAACCATGCCATGCCCGTTAATTCCCGCACCTGCTTGTATGTGTATTTTTTCATTGTTAAAGCTCCAAGTCGTAGTTGCGCTTAAAGTCGCGATCCATGCGGTCCAAGTTTGATAAATCAAACTCTTGTTCGCGGGCTACCTGGTGCGCAATTGGTGTATCGGTGTCGGGTAGTTCGTCGGGTTGGCGTAAATGTTCCTCAACCTCGGCTATTTCGTAGATAAATGCAACAACACAAGCGAACGCAACAAAT